AAAAGAGAGTTATCGTATTCACTTACCTGTTCTGGAGTGGTTTTGTAGTCATAATCTTTTAAAACATTTCTAACTAATTCACTTTGTTCGGTCAGCGGAATATCGTAATCAAGGAACTCGTCAGGAGAAGCGTCTATATCTACTTCGTACATGCTTCCTTTCGACGCTTTTGCGCCTTTATTGGCTCTGATCCCTTCTAAGTAAATATCTTCTGCACGATAACCTGTCTTATCAAAAGCCCCCATTCCCTGTACGTCATCGGGTACTAAATTATCATTGACTACCGCCCTAGCTGTTGTTCTGACATTGTCAGGAGCTAAATTTGGGAACTTTTCTTTTATTGCGGTTTCAATTTCAGTTATATGATCGCCATACGTCTTTTGAACACCATCGTCCCTTATTACTATATTTCCCTTTAATTGATCCCTGTACCCCCTAGCCACATCTTCATTGCCAGCAACGTATGCGCCATGCCCATAAGCCTGGACTCCCTCGCCTGTACCCATTTTAGAGTTGTCAAAATGGCCTTGTGGGAAATGCTCAATAAACTCATAGTTGTCAGGGCTATTCTGTACAACTGGATGATTTTTATAAGAACCAAATCTATCAGTCTCAACGTAATACGTTTTCCCTGTTTCTTTGTTAACGATCATGTCTACAGGAGGAAAGTCATGCGGAGATCCATGAAAGGCTCTTAGCAAATCATTGGAAGGCTTTGGCGTGGGAATGTTTCCCGCAGCCCTGGCCGCGCCAAGAAGACCGACCATCTATTTCTTTTTCTTTGAAGGCTTTTTCTTGCTGCGCTTAGAGGCTTTATCATTAACCCCGAGCATTATGACAATATCAGCGGCAGCATCATTGATGCCCTGGTTTCCCCTTTTATAGGGCTTGGCCTGATCGTGCATAAGCAAAAATCCATATATAGGTTTTTTGCCATTTTACCAAATTCGGGATGCTAACCGTTAGGTCATGGGGAGATTTCTGCGGATGGGTTGGGACCAGTTGCTCGACATTGAGCCGCCATGAAGGACCGTTGCAGCTTCAACTGCGAACGTGAGACAGACTGCGTCAGCCATATCAGGACTCGGCAAGCCTCTCTTTTTCATCGCGTCCTTGCCTTCAATCTGGAGCTTGCCGCTGCTTGTGAATTTGTACTTCGGGCTAACGAGCTCTGCCAGAAGGTTGTCATCTCGCGGCATCGAGCAGTCCCTGGCCTCTAGCCAGGCTTTGACCTTGAACCAGAGCTCTGCTCTGAGATTCAAATAAGTCTGACGCATCGCAGGAGTTTCTGCGGTGTTGATACCGATTGCTGGGAGTTGTAGTTCTCGCAGCCGATCCACTACACCGCCGCCCACGCCGATCGAGTCGATGCAAATAGAGACAGGTTGTTGCCTCGGAGGACAGGCTTCGTACTCTGCAACGACTGCCCCAGTTAGTTGCATGAGGTCCAGATTATTCCATGATCTCAGTGACAACAGTTTCCGACCTTGGCGCTTTGCCAGGACCGAATTGTTGCTCCCGAACCGCGCCACGTCCAAGCCCCAGACGATTGGTTCATCGTCTAGGACCGTTACATTCTCGCGGTTCATCGCGGCTTCAACTAACTCAAGTGGCAGCGCGGTATCATCGTCCTTGCTGGCAAATTCGCCTAGTACCCGCACCCGAAACGCATTGCTTTCTGAGCCATAGCGCGTTGACATCTCGCGGATGTATTCTTTACTTACTCTAGGGCTATCCGCGCAACTCACCTTGCGCGTCCACCACTCCGCTGCCTGGCGGTGATGCGTATCAAAAAAGAATCCGCTGCTTCGCGTTGGGTTGCCGAGCAAAATAGTACAAGCGTTCTCGCCAGACATAGAACCGGCGGCAGCTTCAAAAACGGACTCTGGAATACCCGAGGCTTCATCGACAAGCAAAACCACGGTTTGACTATGAATTCCTTGGAGCGCCTCCGGGGTTTCTTGCCTCGATACCCGACAACTTATGAAGGCATCAGAGGGAGCCGCTCGATGACTGACCCGATCCGATTTAACATCCAAGATTGTAGAGAGCGCGACAGGGAGTTCATTAATCCATCGCTTGAGCTCTGCAAACAGCGCGTCAAACATTTGTGCGGAGGTTGGCGCTGTTACAACGCACTTCACCGGAAAATTGGTAAGGAGGGTCCAGAGCAAGACCCAGCTTGCAGCCGCGCTCTTCCCAACCCCATGACCTGACCTGACTGAGATGCGGCGCTCGCCAGAATTAACCGCTTCGAGCATTTCCGCTTGCCAAGGATCAGGCTCTTGTTTCAAACATTCTCTTACGAACAAGACAGGGTCGTTACGATATCGCTTGAGAAAATCGTTAAACGGGTTGTCCTTTTTCGCAGCCGAGCTCATCGAGCAAATGTATCACAGTTTGGTGAGTAACCTTCAAAAATTTGTTAGATACATATTCTGCAATCGGTCTTGAGCCTTTTCCTTCCGACCTAAGTCTAATCATTGCTTCGATCGCTCTTCTTCGCTCTGGCTTCTCTTGCAGGACCGATTTTTGTCCTGTCCCGATCTTGTAGCATCCCCACGGAGTCTTGCCTCCTAGAAATCCACCACGCTCTCTCTTCTCTTTAATGCCGCGTGTCTGGCGCTCCTTAATTTTGACTTTTTCGAATTCTGCGAAGACTGCCATGATTTGCATCATGAATGTTGAGTATATGTTACCGTCATCAGTGACATCGCCATGTCCGTTGATGATCAGGCTAATGCCCTGCTTCTTGAACTCTTTGACCGTAGTTAGACAATCGACTACGTCCCGATTAAAACGATCTAGCGCAGCGACGATGATGATGTCGCCCTTCTCAAATTCGATGTCTTCGATCGCTGGACGCTCAAAAAACTTCTTGCCGCCAGAGATACCCTTCTCCTCTAGCCAGACGATTGCGTTTTCATCAAGCAGATTGCTCTTTGCCACGCCTTCGATCATAGTCTTCTGGGTCTGGAGACTCGTCCCCTTTACTTGCTCGTCTGTCGATACTCTCTTGTAGCCGTAGATTGTCATTAGTCTTCTCCCCCTTCAAATATCTCAACCGTATCGTCTGGGTAAATAACTTGGACTGCTCTTTCTGGGATGTCAGCCGCAATTAATCCTTCATTAATCGTGACGGTAGAGAGCGGGTTTAAATGAGCAATGCTAGATTTTGCAAGGTCCATCATTAATTCAGTTGTATTCTCGCCAGCGACTAAGACGATATTGTTGTCGTTGCCTAGGGCCGAATTATCTTCTTCCTCGTCTGGAGTCTTTAAAAAAGATTGAAAGTCAGTTTCAATCCACGCGCAATAGTCGTAATCCGACTCGTCGTACATCACGAAGCACTGCTTTCCAAAAGCTTTCTGACCAGCCTCAAAGATTTTCATGCTGATAAAATTATCAAACCAGACCATCGTTCCAAGGTTGTCGTTTTTCTCCCAAGCTTCAATCACCTGATCGATTGTGAAGCGGTCGTTATACGGAACAAACCGATCTGGCTGGTCGTGGATAAACGATTGAGTCGATGTGTGATAGAGACTGCCTAGCTCGCTTTCTTTTAAGTCTATTTTGATTTCCATTATTCTTGCTCCAAAACTTCAAATGAATAGAGAGGGAATTCGTCTATTTTGTTTTTAAGACGATCAATCGTGAGTAAAGCGTCTTCGCGGCTGTCAAACGTAATCAATTTATTATTTGAGTATTTGTACTCCCAAGGGTAATCATTCTTGCCTGGTAGGTTCTTTCTCTTTGCTGATATTGTGTATTTCATTACGCTTGCTCCTCTCTCTCAATTTGAATTAAGGCTTCTTTTTTTGCTCGCTCAATCGTTACCTCATCAAAGCCGTCTGCAAACTCCTGAACCATCGGTTCAATGCGGCTTATTTGATCGTCGGTCTGAGCCGTGATCGCTAGGACTAGGGCTTTGACTAAGGCTTCAAAATTGTTGTTGATTGTCATTACGCTTGCTCCTTTAAAAAATCAAACTCAAGACTGTTATGGCCGCTCAAAAAGCATTTTTTACAGAGAGATGACTCGCTGGCTTTCAGTGCGTCTTGAAAGCTAGAAACCCTCACTCCGATTTGTTTACGCCCATTACAGTTAGTTGCGCTTCCGAGGCCGAGGTGATACTTGCCTGTTTGTGATTTGATTACGTTGCTCATTACGCTTGCTCCTTGTTTGAGATTTCTGAAAGTTGCTTCAATGCTGAGTAGTGATCGCCGTTTCCTCTGTTCGCGCCAACGAGCTCGGTGACGCAAGGGTCCAACTCTCTGATTATTCGTCTGTAGAGCTCGCCTCCAAAGACGTAATTTTTTGTAGCTGAGATGTTTTCTCGTAAGCCTCGCAGAAGAATTTCCTGGGAGCGGTTCGCAGTCATCCGCTGATCGTAGGGCTCAATGATGCAATCAGCATCAAGAAACCCATGCTTTGCCGAAATGATGGTGACTTCCCAGCCGAGCTCCAAAAGTTGTTGTGCCAGGTTGAACTGACGCGACTTGTAGAGATCGATAGCCCGAGCAGAATGCTCGAGCTTACGACCGCAACAAGAAATGAAGAGTCTGTTCATTACGCTCGACCTCCATCGATTAGCGCAAAGCCAGTTCCGCCTACCATGTGATGATTGCCCTCTTCGTCTCGAACGATGTCGCCTACGCTCATGGAGTAATGCTGCTTGATTGTCTGGATGCGCTCATCGTCTAATCCGAAAGCTCTACTGCGATTGTGAATGTCGAAAGACTCTTCCAGATCGTCAGTCGCTATGGTCGCGACCTCGGAATAAAAATCTAAGTAGTCATTGTTCCAATCTTCAATATGACCAAAACAAACTGCTCGCCGAGCTGCCTCTGCGTCATGTGAGAATTGGCCGTTGTTCTGCATTAATGTGATCATCTTACTCTCTCTTTGTTGTTGTTTGAGTATGTAAATTTACACAAGTATGACCCTAATGTAAACCTCTGGTTGTCTCTTTTATGGGTATAAATGGGTTTATTTGACGATTATCTTGATTACGTTTAGTGTACGAAGACGATTCTTTAATTTGTGAGGTGATCCTTGTATTCAAAAGGCGGAACAAAGCCCAAACGACCCTCTGGCAAGAGCCAGCGTCAGAACCGCAATGCATCAATGGTTGCCGGGATACGATCTGGCGTTCAGAAACCGGCATTTCCCCCTAGGTAACGATTTGTCAGCGTTGGGAAGAAGCCTCGTTTACTCCGCGAGGCTTTTTTTTTGGTCTTTTTTGTCTTTAGAGGGGCGAGGGAGAGCTCATGTTCGGTGAAATAGCAGCGATTGTCAGCGCCTTGAAGGGCGTTCAGAGCGTCCTTGCCCAGCTTAGTGACGCTAAAGCCTCCTATGACCAGGCTTCAACGATGCTGGGCAAGCTCGGGGACGCTCAAGACCTCCTCGATACTAGGGAGAAGAAGCTCAAGCTCCGCAAGCCGTTAACCTCCAAGCAATCGATGGAGATCATCCAGAAGCAAAGCGAGATCAGCGCAGCTAAACAGCGCGTCAGGGATCACCTGTTGATGAGCGGCCACGGCGATATGCTCAAAAAACAAGAGAAAATGATGTCTGAGAGCCGGGCAGCGCACCAGGTGTGGATGAAGGGCGTGGCTCTTCGCAGGAAAAAACGGCGACAGGACATTCAACAAATCACGACCGCCGCTTTTATTGTGTTCGCGCTCACTACCCTGGCGGGGTCCGGGGTTTTCTTCTATCAGGTCCACAAGGAGCAGAGCCTCAAGACAAAGAAACAACTGATTTTAGAAAAACGAGAACGAGTGAAAAACTATCGACATTGCGGTCGAGCTAGATGTTAGCCAGGAAAAAAAATTTTTAGTGTGAGGGCTTGATCCCCCTCCCCCACCCCCCTGCCGGTCAAGGGGGGGTCCATCAACATCACTCAAATCTATCAAAATACCCATCCTCTATGTCCCTTTAGATACGTGGGCTGTAGCTAACCGTCTGATTACCAGGCAAGAGGTTGTAAAGGCGGTGTACAATCTTTACATGTTTACAGTTGTAAGTCATTGATTCTATTGCCTTTTAATTTTCGCCTTCCCCGGCTGCGTCCGCGAGGCCAGAGCCAGTGCGCTCTACAGCGATTTCGACCATCTCATCCTGATGTTCTATCACCGATCCAAGCGACCTCAACGCTTCAAGATGTTGGTCCTGTATGTTGATCGTCACGCTCGCCTGTTGGTTCTTGTCACCCCACTGATCGGGATCAACCTTCCCGGCTAACCACTTACGTGTATCGATCCTCATCTTGGCTATATTCGCCTCGCTTGGGTCTACTGTTGAGTCTGCTATCGACAGTGTCTCTTCCGCTAGGTCGAGGGCATACTGCTTCCTCGCAGCCTTGTATCGCTCCATCCTCCCTGGTTCCTCAAGCCACTTGTACCAGACCCGCTTCGATACCTTCCAAAACTTAATCGAGTTCACGACCGATAGCCCATTGGCTATGTGATCGAACACATCCGACTCATGCATATCAAGCAGCCCATACTGCGCTCTTCGCTTTGGTTGTCCCGCCATTTATATCTCCTAATCCCAATCATCATAACTATCGATTAATCCTCTTCCATACCCGACCGATTCAACTGACGGTATCTGTTGGACCTTCACAACAATCTTACGTTGTTCCGTGAGTTTATTGTCCCCTTTAGGTTTCACGTGAAACATCTCATGCAGCCGCTCAAACGTGGTCCACCTGACCCCACAAAGTTGACAACGCCTCACCCGCTTAACGCCCTCAGAAACCCGCTCAGTCTCTAATACCCTCGACCTACCCTCACACTCAGGACAATCCATGAAACCTCCTACAAGCCATCAGAAGAAGCCTGAGCCTCTTCCTGATCCAAATAAGCAACGATCTGCTGCAAAGCCAGCCCTTTCTTCACCATGTCCGAGGTAAACCGCATTACGGTCCAGCCTTCAAGTGAGGCAAGGTTGTACTTCTCACAATCTTTCCGAAACCCGGCCCCCGTTGTGTGCCTTCCTCCGCTCCAGGTTCCTCCCTCAATCTCAGCCACAAGCCCAGCCGAACGAAACGTAAAGTCAAAGCGGAATCTACGACCAGGCACAAGCATCAACTCCCGCTCGTAAGCAACGCCAACCGCCTTCAGTTGCTTCTCCATTGCCTCTTCTAATTTACTAATACAACCATCCCCACAACATCGTTTGCGACGCTCTTGCGCCAGACAAACCGTCGCATCGAAAAACCTGCTCCAGTTAGTTGCTCGTCCTTAATAAAATTAAGGACTGGAGCAAGCAATTCTGGGAGCTCGGCTGCTCCAGTGTTGCTCCAGTTGAAAACCCCACACTGGCGCAAATAAAATGTATCAATCCTCTTCATCATCAGGCTCATAATCCTCCTCAAAATCGGCCTCCGAAAAGCCCTCATTCCAAGGAGCCAGGTCATCGAATTCAGCCCCAGCCGGGTAGTCATATCCAAGTCTAGGATCGGTCATGCAATCAATCCCCACAGAAACAAGGAATAGATTCATCATCAAAATCAAATAGCTGGCCTTGGTCTGATGCGATAAGTTTCATTTGTTCGTAGGATGCTTCATCGCGCCGAAACTGCTGCCCTTTCATTTTCTCTGCCGCTATCCACCAATCAGCGAGGTCCGGGCGTTCCCGAATGATAGATAGCCGTTTAGACCGCCCCTTCAAGAAGCAGAGATCACAGTTGCCCCAATCTGTTACGCCGTTATGGTTTGGTAGCTGGAGGTCAAAGTTTTGTTTCCCCCAAAACTCCCCAATTTCCGCAACAGCAACACCATCTTCGTAAAGCGGGAGAACGCACAGGAAACCTTCCGACTTCTGCATGTGTAGCTTTATCGCTCTACGTTGCTCATCCCCACGTATTCCGATATACGACAAACACCCTCTCTCGAAACCTTGGTCGTCCATATATCGACGCATAACCCTTGTCTTCAGATATGCTGTGCAGTTTCGCGCTACCGCGTTAGGGATAGCGGGGGATGAGTGCAGTAACGCCTCGAAAGGTTCGCCATTCCTGCTGGCATTGCTATGGTTGGTGACGCGATACTCGACAGGGACCCCCTTCTGGTTAATATGTGGGTCAACAAGCTCAAGCCAAACAATCGGAACATCCCAGTTATCCGAACACGCTTGCACAAAGTCGAGTGTTTCTGGCATTTCCTTGCCCGTGTTAGCAAACGTGACATAAACATCGTCAGGCAGCTTCCCGTTATGCGCTTCTAAGATTTTGTAGAGCATGTACGCAGAGGTTCGACCACCGGAAAATGAGATCGCTGCTGGCTCGTTTATAAAATATGGATCGTTCATTACCCGCGCCTCCTCATAATCTCAGTCCCATAGGTCGCCCCTACAACGCCGGTCATCGAGTTCCTCCG